TCATCATAAGTTCTGGGATGATCCAAATTGTTATGCCCATCGGGATTAACACCTTCGATAGTTGGGTCTTGGTCAGCATGATTGGTAAATGGAGGGCAAACAAATTTTTTATAAATCTTGTTACGAGTAGCCCAAATATTCCTTTGCTTAAACCATATTTCATAGGTCATCCAGCAAGGTTGTAATCCGTGATCGAAACTCTCCATTGGATCTACATATTCCAACTGACAGCGTTCTTGCAGACATTCGTACTTGCTAATACTTTCCTGAATAGTCTGATGAATACGCTCTGCCACATAATACACTCCCATATCATGCCCATCCTCATGGACGTTCAAGCTGTTCAGGATGAAACGTATTCTTAACTTTGCTCGCCCTTCATTAATGCGAGATTGCTGAACCAAGTATCTCCAGTTAATGAAATGAACAAATGCAGCAGGGAATCCCAATGTCTCTTCTTTATTGCCACTGGGAGAAATGATGCGCTCGTATTGACCATCATCTATTTGAACCGTTCTGAATATTTTAGGACTATTTGGAACTCCGTATTCCAAGGTTACTGAGCGAAGAATCTCTTTCATAGCCTTCAATACGTCCATAGGCCCATTGGATTCAACCTGAAGAGGCTTTTCTTGCGGCTCTTGGGGTTTATCTATGGGCGGTGCAACGGCACTGGTTTTATTGCCACTTATGACTTTATTATTTTTCTTATCTATGATCATCGTTCAGTCTTTATTGATAATAGCTTAGGTTTTCTTGACAAGGAACACACTATCAAAGAGGTATAATTTCATCATCTTCCTCATAAAGCTGTCAGTAAATGGATTCAAGTAAGAAGAATGACCCATAAACTGTCTCTTAATATATGATTTTGGCTTATGGCCATTCCACGCACTTCCGTATGTACCCTTTCCCTCATTATGATATCCGGCATAGCATATACTATGTTTTTTATGATGAGCAGAGTTGGCCGGTACGACATCAGTATATATTCTTGTTTTGGCCATTCCAGCATTTTCATCCATTTTGAGAGAGTTGTATAAATCACCATACTCTTTCAAAATTCGATTACCAGTACCTCTACTGGCACGTTTCTTTAGCGTATATGCTGATAATGGAGTCCATCTACGAGAACGGTTGCTATAAAATTGTTGATATTTGAAAGAGTTTTGAAACACCTTCATCGCTCTTCGACCAACTACTACACGGAAATTTTCTGACTGAACACGAAGTGCATAGAGGCTTATCTGAATTTGATGGATCCATTGTTTTGTGCCGTGAAGTATTGTAACGGAGCTTCCAGAGCCCCTTTTGCCTTGGCTTATATCAGAACCCCAACGTCCACTGGATGAGCCTTTGCGCACAATTCCTTTAGAGTCAAGATAGCTGGCACGACCCCAGTTATAGTTTGGATTGGAGCCACCTTTAAGTGACATAGGTTTGGCCCAGTAAGCCAAATGTCCTTGCCGAGTGGTAAACTTTGTTCCGGAACTGAAATATTTGCTGTATTGTTTGGGGAAAGCGGCACGCCCTTTTGCAGTACCACCATTTTGGCTACGAAGCCATTGTTGATACTGTCGCTCTCTATGAGAGCCAAGACGTTGCCCTTCATAGAAATGTTTGCCAAATTGGGTTTTGACTTTACTGGGGTCAAACTTCTGCCGAGACATAATATTTCTCTCTTAATCTGGAAACAAAGCCCATAAGCATTCCCGTATCTTCTTCTTTTACTGAGAAATAACTATGAGTTGATCCAAAAATTCTACCACATTTAGCCAAAGATTCGCTATATACGCTATTCAGCTGTTTGGGTTTTACAAGATCTTTAGCAGAACCTTTGATTTGGCTTAGTTTAGCGTCTGCACGAGGTACTTCCAATATCTCCAAGAAACAACGACAGTTATACTCAATGGGTGGAATCATCCAGGATGGGAACTCATCTCTGGGAGCTGCATATCCTTGTAATGCCATGTGCCAGGGTCTAACTTTTGTATCGTTTTGAGTCCAATACACAGCATAGTCCGTAGCAGACATTTTCATCCACATTGCCGCTACAATTCCAGCATATTCAATATCAGAATTTTCAATAGCAGAATACTGATCATTATACTTTTTACACACAGCAAGCAATTCATCATATTCATCAGAATTGAAGTCAATATCAGTATCTCCAACCATATCCAACACTTCATCATAAAGCTGGTATTCCTCACAAACGGAAAAATCAATCAGATTAAGAATCGCAGCAGTAAGACGGTCTATGAGGTCTTTCTCTTGTTGGGTAAGATTTTCATCTTCAGAGTTTTTCAGAAGTTGAATTGCATTATCCACTTCTATACCCAACCCCTTGACAACGTGCTTAAAAGCTATTTCAGTTCTTAATTCTGAAAGAGCGTAAAGAGCCTCATCCTTATTTTCATTGCGTAAGGATTTGAGTAACTGAATAAATAAGGCTACCAAAGACTGATAATCGCTGTCATGTTCGGCTTGTTGCTCTTCAGTCATGGCAGCCTTAGTCTTTTTTGCAAGGTCAGAGGTGCATCCGCCTTTTAATGCACCCCTGACAGAAAATTTATACGATTTCGATTATGACCGTAACGTTTATAATATTCTTCATCACTCATTCGATGACCATCGTTATCACCATCGCCATCCCAGTCACCAAGGCCGCCTCCACCGGTACCAGCTTCAAAATTGCGCTGCTGGCCGACTTCAACGCCCCATTCCTTGTTGATTTCTTCGGGATCAATCTCATATTTGTCTGTGAGCATATCATAGAGCTTGATTTTATTCTCATCAGACATTTCAACTTTGTTCATGTACTTGAAGTACACATCATCAGAGATTATACCCCAGTATCTAAGGACTGGAACCACTTGCTCATTCATTACGTTCTCAATGCGAGTACGATATGAATTAATACGAGCACGATATATATTTTCGTGAGCTTTGGTAGATCCGACATAAGCCTGAGTAGCACCGGCCATAGATTCTGAACCAAGTATCAGGCTGTCATTCTCTTTATTGGTGAACTCCGCAAGTGTCTGGTAAATTTTTTCAGAGTTGGACGCTGCAAAGGCTTTAATATCAATCTCATCCCCCTTACCAGTTACCAGCACTTTATTCTGAGCTGCCGAACCAATTTTCCGAGCCAGTCTTTGACGCGATTCATTGTCTTCAGCTTCGGTTTTGCCGTGAATGATAGGCTGCCCATAAGTGTGACTGAAGTTTACCCAGTTGCTAACCGTATATTTCTGGGCGAGAATATTGGGCGTGGTTGCAGCAAAAACACCAAACCCACCAGTATTGATAAGAATATAGTTATGTTTATATTGCTCATCGTCTAAATCCCAGCCCGGACTCCATTGACACCAGTGTTGAACAACACGGCGTTGATCTGGAAGAACACAACGGCGTTCAATATTGTTTACTTCCTTCAGCAATCCAGTTTCAGGGTCAAGTTCCGGCATAATTTCAAGAAGAGTATAACCATATAACTCTGCTTCAATTATGCCCTTGATAATCTTTTCAAACTGTGAGCCTTGGCATATTTTTGACTGCTTGGGGTCACGAACCCACTTGCCATCCTCACCTTCACGGGCAAACATATATCGTTTTCCCACTAACTGAGAAAACAGAGTAAGAATTGTGCCTTGAAGATGTGCATTTTGGATATAGCAGGCTTCATATAGATCTATGAGTCTGGAACGGTCATCCATTATGGTGCCGTTCTCAACTTGACTTACGACACTTTTGTATCTGCATCGACGTGTCAGTTCTTCGGTATATTCAGTAATGGTCTTTTTGACAAGGTTATAATGTGCAACCAAAGCCTCGTCAGTAAAGAAATTACCGTTTGAATTATTTTCAGTGCGTTTACGCATAATCTTGATTTTATTGGTAATAGTCACTCTGTATAGTTGGCCGGAGAATACCTGAATACCATAAAATCATTCAGTACACAGTCAAAATAAAAAAAAATCAATTTTTTATCACAGAATATCAGATAGTTATAGAGACGGCGGTTTCACTTTGCCCAATCTCACTATACACCCAATACTATTATATATAGGAGTACATCAAAACCTCCCTTAAATTGCAGTCAAATGACGAATTGGAAAAACTTAAAGAGTAATCCTCCGACAGAGAGTTGTAACATCTGCTTGAAGATTGGCACTTCCTATGATACCTATTTCTTCAAGAGATATACCAGTTATAGTTGGGAGTTAACTAAATTTCCACAGGTTATAAGCCCGGAGAAAGTGCCTGACCACGCCCTTTACATCAATCTGGATGAGGTAAAATGATGAATAGCAGTTGTCAATTCTAAATCACATTATATGAGAGCTTTTATTGAAGCAAAAGTAAAGTTCAAAAAGCAGATGCAGAATGGAAAGATTAAGGAGGTAAGCGAACCTTACCTTGTGAAAGCCTTATCTTTTACTGAAGCTGAAGCTCGCGTTACTGAAGAGGTGCGCCCCTATATTTCAGGAGAATTTTCAGTATCTGCCGTAACAAAGTCTAATGTCATTGAAGTCTTTTACGACCCTGAAGGCGACTTCTGGTATAAAGTTAAGGCCAATTTCATAAGCCTTAATGAAAAGACCAATACGGAGAAACTGACTTCTTCCTACTACTTGGTTCAGGCGCACGATTTTCGCAGTGCGTATGACAATTTCCTGAAAGGGATGAAGGGTACAGTGGCAGATTTCACAATCGCCAGTATCACGGAAACCAAGATTATGGATGTGTTTGAGTAAGACTATGGACTACAAGACTACAATCCTTAAAAAAGAAATCCAGACGGATGAAACTTTATTGCCGGAAATAGCGGGATTGCATTTTGGTTTCTTAGAGGAAAACAGAGCCGTATTCGACTATACAGCATATATCGAAGAAAACAAACTGATTCCTATTGATTTCAAGGTATTCATGAGAGCTAATAAGCATTTCATAGAAACATTGGCAAAATCCAACGATAAGAAAACTTCAGAATTGTTTTTTCAAAATACCAATGGTCACATACTGGTATCAGCAGAATTGGCTTTCATTTTCTTAGCGTTTGTAAACCCTGAAATGTTCCTCTATTTCAACAGTCTCTTGACTGATGTCATAACAGATGGTGTGGCATACAGCAATGGATTTGTATATAGGATTCCGTCAGATGTTCTAAGTGATTTAATCAAAGAAAGAGAGAATGACGCAGCCGGAAGTAAATAACAAACCGACTACCATTGTGGCTTTTGATTCGTCTTACGTCTTAGTGGCGATATTCAAATCCATCAGTGAGGCCGCTACTTTGACGAATACTGTGCGCCAGTCTTTAATCAAAGCAGCCTATGGAGATATAATCTCTGTCAATAAAAGATACTGGAGAGCGGTGCCCACCGATTTTCAGATTGAGCCAGACGATGTGGGTAAACTGACATTATTTGAATTTGATGCGGCTGTTGGAGAAGATCGAAAGATTTATTCAACACGAAAAATGCTCAAAAATTCAGTAATGCTGGAAAGTGAGTACATCGCTCTTCAAGCAGCCCAAGGAAGATAATATTAAACATTACTATAATACAAAAATGAAAGTAGTTCTTTTATCACCGGGTGCTAAGGTGCCCAAAAGAGTAAATGATTATGCCGCCGGCTATGATCTCTTTGCTCCCAAAGACTCAGTTGTTAAACCGGGTCGTAACCTAATTCCTATTGACATTTCCATTGAACTGGATCCGCATACTGAAGGTGAGGTAAGACCTTGCAGCGGATATTCCATCAACGGAATGAAAGGGTTTTCTCTTAACGATCTCAAAACAGAAAAGAGATTTGATGCAGATGTGATCATCGGGACGGTTGACGAAGATTATCGTGGCGTGGTTGGTGCGATCATCAAGAGCTATGAGGACAAGCCTTTTGTTATCAAGCAAGGTGCAAAAATCGCCCAGCTCGTAGTCAAAAACTATATCGGTAAACCCTTCGAGATTACTTCAGAGCTTTCCGCAACAGAAAGAGGAAGCAAGGGTTTTGGAGAACTGGAACACAAGTGACCCCATTCTTAACTACCTAATAGGGCAGTAGCCCAAGGAGCGTCATGTGTCATACACACGCTCCTTTTTTCTATATAATTAAGGTGTGTCTTTTGCGGAAGTGAAACTTATTAAAATTATAACACATTCTAAACCAGCAATAAAACATAAGTTTAACATTTTTTAGAAAGTGAAACTACAAAATTATTTGAAGGTTTCACTTTTTAAGATTAATTTTGCGAAACCAAATTCCAAATTGTATGAGTAAAAAAGGAAGTGTCACGACGGCTGACTACTTGCCGTATGCAGATTATCAGAAGCTTGTTCAAACTCTGATAGACGAAAAGAAATATTGGTGGGCCTGCTACTGCATCTTGTCATTTTGTACTGGATTGCGGTTTTCCGATGTATGTAAATTAAGGTGTTCTGATGTTCTTGATCAGAGAAAGATTGTCATCACAGCCAAGAAAACCAACAAGACCCACGTTATTCCTATTGGGCAAAATGCTTCTGACCATTTTACTTCTCTTTATAAATTGATGGGTAAACCCTCTAAAAGAGACCTTATCCTTGTCGGTCAAAAAGGAGAAGGAAGCAAGCCGGTATCTATTCAATATATCAATCGTGCATTAAAGAAATGGGCAGTCAAGTATGACTTGGATATTGACAACTTCAGCACTCATACATTTAGAAAGACTTTTGGAAGATACGTCTATGACAAAGGCGGTAGGGATGAAAAGACACTGATGTATTTGAACAGAATCTTCAAACACACCAGCTTAGATACTACTATGATATATCTCGGAATTAGAGATGAAGAAATCTCCAATATCTTCGATTCTATAAAAATATAGGTATGAATACTGGGAGTAGAATATTGAGCAAGCTCACATATTGTAAACTCTGCGGAAGTAAAATATGGATGCAGGGCTACAATATCCAAAGCCACATTACCCACATTATGAAAAAAAATAATGTGTGCTATGAATGTGCCTTCTGGGAAGAATTGATTGCTTATCCCCCGGAATATATGGAGGTGATCAATCAACAGTGTTTACGCCTACACCCAGTTGCTAATAAGAAGGACAAAACCCTAATCCTCGGAGGTAAGGGGAAAATGAGATATTTTATGCGTACAGATGGCTCTTTAATTCAATCCAATGATATATGGACTATCGGCACAATACCAGAACGCTTCATATCCCAGTTACCGACAACGGCGGTAGAAATAACCTTAAAGGCATATCGCCAGTTGAAGAAAAGCAGTAAGAAATGTTATGCTCGTGGTTGTATGGACCGATACCATTGTTTCAGATATGATCGAGCATTGGAGAATGATGAAAAAGGATCATTCAATGCTATTCCACCTAAATGGAATGTTGGCGATGAGCATTGTGGTTTCTTCATCAATATCCAGGACATAAAAAGTGATGAGAGCAGTGTTATCAGTAAACCAAATTCCAATGAAGCAGAAAACTGAAGAGTTGCTTAAAAAAGCACAGGAAATCATGGGTGATGAATCAGACTTCCTCATCATTGCCCATAAGGAAGGACAATGTGGCGCCGTAGCACATGGCGATTCAGACACAGTTGCCCAGGCAATATTCTCGTGTATGCACCAGCCTGGTAATCCTATCGGCCAAACACTGTATCGTATCATCAAACTCAATGTGATGAATATGCTGCGCAATCCATCTATCTATGCAAAGGATATGCTTGACTCTATCGACTTAATAATTCCCGACAATGAGCAGTAAATATCTTCCATACGACGTGTCGGATATAGACACGCTCTTGAATGAGCCTTGGGAAATCAGTGACCAGCCATTCATGCTTCACGCTGCCTATGCTCTGAATTGTCTTTATGACATCGTGGCTCCGGAAGATGATGAGGAGTTCACTCCAGATGATATGTGGGGTAATAAAATTGAGAAAAAGATCCTGGATAGGATGGTTCTTGACATAGAGGCAGACTTCAACGATGCGGCCACTAATCGTAAACCCGTCCGAATATGGGATAAAAGTTATTCAATCAGAAAGGTCAATGCCTATGACCATTCACGCCTTCACTTGATATTCAATTTCCCATTGGAGAATGGGGAGTACACAATCACTAAAGAGGGCGTGTTGAACTTGACTGGCGTTTCTGACCCAATACTTAAACCCTATGATATTTCTAAGGAGCAAGCTCAAATCAATCGCACCTATCTCAGACAGATTATTATGCTGGCTGAAGATGATGAGAACGATGGGTGGGGCCAACTGACCGATATGGAGATTGTCGTTTATTGTTGGGCGCTCTTTTACAACAAGCACCAGTTTGACAATTTTATTCAGTTTAAGAAAGAGTATCAGGATTATCTCTATGTCACTGAAAAGGAGATACTCAGTTGCTTGAATGAGAGGTCCACTCTCAGGCAGAAACCAGTCGGAATGTATGCGTTCTCACATGACAAGATCCAGAAATGGAACCAAGACAACTATCAGGAATCTGCCGCCATCAAAATTCCAGCTTCCAAAGCAGAAGATTACTGGTATGATATCGCGCTGAAAAAGACTTTCAAACCGATAGACCAACGATAAGATGTGGGGGATGGCATTACGCCTTCCCCCTCATCTTTTTTACTTCTTTCATAAAGAGTAGTCCTTCAGTAAAATCCAAGATGTAGTTACCGGCATCCCATCTTTCCTGATGTTTCTTTGCTCCGTTGTCTCGGTCCATTACCAATTCAAAGCGGTCATTCAAGTACCAGTACACATTATTCTTACCTTTTTGGGGCGTTTTGATAAACTGATGGGCACGCTCATTAAATGACAAGCCATTCTTAGAAGTTGCAGCGTGAAGCCTTTTAATATCGGCTTCTGTCGCTTGTCTTAATGGTGTATAGTTTGAATCAATCCAACAATCCATCTGCAACTTATTTCCATAGAGATAAGCGAGAAAATGATGTTTGGAATTGTCTGATTCTAAGTACATTCCCACACCTACCTCATCACTGTTGGGGTATTCTATAGTGGCATAAAAATATTTTTGAGGGGTGTATATCTTGTTAAACTTTCCAGTGCGCACTTGAAAATCCAATCTCTTCTCAAAAACGAGTTTTCTTAACTCAGTGATACGAGACTCTTCCAAAGTCTGTAACCTTTGAGGCTCCAGAACTTCCATATCATTGACAATAAGATTGCCTTCATAATCACAATAAGCAGCCAAGACGATACTGGCCGGAGTGCTGCTACTCACTATCCCCATTGTATTTCCGTAGCTGACCATATCCCCTGCACCGAACCCTGTCTCAATCCATTTTCTGAATTGCCTGTATGTTGAATCCGCCTTGGGATATAATGCTTTATGGATTTTTCCTCCCTTAAATCGCTTACGACAATATTCGAGAACTCTTTGCCAGTCCTCATCTGAGAAATGGCAATCAGCAGTGTAACGATATATCTGATTCAGAGTTTTCATGTGGTATATTCCAGTTTTAACTTGCAAAGTTACTATTAAAAATTAAAACCAGGCGAAATAATTGCCTATTATTTTGACCAAACTTAAATTTTTAATAATTTTGCAATCTGCAAATGAGGATATTACCTATCCCAACGTGATGAAAGCAGTGTTATGAATAGTTCATAACATGAAGCGAATACCCAATAGGGCTATGCTGCCGCCACCAGAGCCGATTGTGATTAAGCTCGATCCTAAACAGCTCAGGGGCGGAATAGTCCTTCCCAAAGTCAAGTATCAGGTACTTGCAACAGTTGAATCCGAAGAGGTTTTTAACGGAATGGTTATACCCATGCCTAAAGTCCTGATATACTTCCTGAACAAGAACGAGCTGATGGTGGTCTCGACAATCATGGAAGAGGCTAATGAAAACGGGGATTGTGCATTGTCGGTCAAAGAACTGGCAATCAAGATGAAATTATCTATCCCCACTGTCAGTGACAGTCTCTATTCTCTACGGCATATCGGATTATTACTGGAAACCCCCAATGGGAAAAGAGGGGGTGGAAGAATCCGTCAGCTAAATTACAAAGCAATCCAACATTTGAATGACCTTGTGGAAAATGAAGATCCAGGCATATACGCTCGGATCCGAACTGCCACGCGCAAAATCAATATCCTCAATCTGACAAAGGATGATGTGAAAAGCGCATACGACACTCATGTGCTGGAGCCTGGCCATGATCCGGCAGAGGAAGAAGAATATGATTAAGTGATGAAAGCAGTGTTCCTCAAAAATTGAAAAGATAATGAGCAGACCAATTCATTTTGAGTATCAGCAATTCGGAAACATCACTGTCGTAGCTCTGGATTCAAAACTGAAGGACTATGATTTCAAGCCGGTCAATGTCGGCGGTAAAATGATGGTTCAACTTCCTGAGAAAACCGTAAAAGACTGCCGCAACATAGATGGCTGCATTTATTTCCACCTCGGAAGAGTAAGTGATAGCGTTATGGTTGACCTTATCGAGAATTTCCAGAAATTGAAAATGGAGAAAGGCTGGAAACCCGGAAAGGGTTTGGTAATTCCTGACAACAAATTCAAGTTCTGATATGAGCTTCAAAGATTACTTGCAATCATTACGCTGGAACAGTTTTGCAAAATATCCGACTCAAGGCTCTGATGTTTACATTCACTGTTTCGCTGGTGACATCCATAAGTTTGTCAAAGTAAGACAATTCAACGCTGTCTGCTTTGACTTTCAGAAAATCGTAAATAACTTTCCACAAAATCATCAATGGCAGTTCTCGTGGCTGCCAGCAGCAAAAACCGAAGAAGATTATGATAACTCAACTTCTCATTAGTGCGGTAATGGCTATATCGCCATTTACTCCAAAGACTCCGGTGTCTGATGTGCCTAAGCAATACGCCATCTTAAACGCCGATGAAGAGCGTAAGCCGACAAACAGACGCGATCGCAGAGCAAACAAGCGCCGTCAGAAATGATAACAGCAGTAATACACAACAATCGTCAAGATGAAGAAAATTTATATTTCAATCCCGATATCCGGGGAAGATTATAACGGCCAACGTGACCACGCTACTGCCATAGCCTCCAAACTGAAGAAACAAGGTTATGATGTTGTAACGCCATTTGACATCGTAAAGTCTGTGACCACTCCCTACAATGAAGCGATGGGAAAATGTGTGGCCGGACTTCTGGAGTGTGAGATGATCTATCTCTGCAAAGGCTGGCGGAACTCCAAGGGATGTTCCGCAGAACTTCAGGTGGCCCTGGTGTATGGGCTGGAAGTGGTGATTGAATAATTTTGGCCAAAGACTATTATCAATCGAACAAGAATTTTTTGTCTCATACAAGAATTTGGTTTTTTCATGCGCTGGGCTGGGAAGCTCGGCGCATTGTATTTTCAGGGCGCACGTTCCAGCCGAAAGAAAGAACCAAAAAGAAAAACAAAAAACAGAAAAAAGAAAAAGGGTCAGAAAAAGAAAAAAGAAAAATAAATAAAAAGAAAAAATAAGAAAGAAAGTGGTTCACTCTCCCTCATTCCTTTTCTCCTAAAGTCGAAAAGGAAATTCGGTCGAGTGACCCGCGCACACGCGAGCGCGAACCTAAGGCAAAGAACTTCATAGTATAGCTCCCTATTCCAGTAAACTTAACAAAGTCTGTTTCCCTACATTTCAGTAAACTTTTGAAAAGGCTGTTTAGAGTATTCTGTTTAGAGCTTAGTTCCATTCCCAGTAATTTTATAAAAACTGTTTTGTGATTTTTTGAGAAAGTGTTGAAGGAGTTTTAGGGAGTGGAAGGATTTTTAAGGGGGTATGTTTTGGGAATTTTTCAAAACAATCCACAAATAAGACCGCCGCCCGCCGCCGATCGTGCTGCGCCCTGCACCGGCCCCAAAAACCGACTTGAAAAATAACCCCCGGAAAATTTGGGGCAAGTGATTTGAGAGTTTTCTGGTGTGTCAAAAACCGAAAAATAATATGGTTGCTAAAAGTGTTTATGGACGATGATAGGAAAAATGCCCAAATTTAGGCCATAGGAAGCCCTACAAGTGATTTTGTTGGCAAAGATGTGTAGTTATTCATCCGAGGGTGAGAAGCGCGAAATTTGGGGCATTCTAGACGGTTTTGAGATTTGGGCGAGATGTGGCGTGTGGTGGCTGAGGTCTGGTAAAAATGTGACTGGGATGATAACTGATGAAATATCAGCAGTTTATGAGTAAAAAAGGCTGGAATGAGGGGTTTTGAGGCAAAAATCAGGTTAAAAATTGGATGATACTGGAGTGTTTTGTGGGGCTGAGATGTTTCTGACCCCCTCAGTAAAACAACTACTAAAACG